CGTTCCGCCTCGCCCAAATTCTCTGCGCCACTCCAAACCTCGGTTGGCTTCTTCGACCATGCCGCTGGTGGGCTTGTAGCTTTCTGCCATTACTCGACTTCTGGCTCAACAGGACCATGAGGCGAACCCAAAGGTTCAAAGGCTAAAGTGATTCCGTAGCGTTCCGCCATTGCCTTGTCGTTCTGCATTTGCTGGAAGACTTCTTCGACGTCACGCCCGTATTGTCTGGCAACGTCATTAAGGCTTTTGAATCCGTTTCTTACGGCTTCGACTTCGGCTCTGATTTCTTTTGCTGGGTCAACCCAACTGAAACCTCTACCTCGAAACTCAAGAGTGTTTGAAAACTTGTCGTAGCGAGTAATCGGAATCGGAATGCTGCCGCTTGTCATTGCCATTTTCAGCCACTCTTGACAGATTGGCTCGCACAGGTGCTGAATCAAAAAGCTTTGAATCTGACGGTATAAATCGCGTTCTTCTAGTGCGCCTTGACGAATCGACGAATACGAAACGCCTTCGAGGTTGTTTGAAAGGCTGGTGTAAGAAATGCCCAAGCCGGAAGCGATTCCGCGAAGAACGCCTTTGTGAAATTCGGCATATGCTGAAGTTGGATGGCTAGGATTCCACTCTTGAAAGGTCATTCCAGCCGGAAGCTGCTGAATTGAACCAGGCTCGCCAGACATGATTTGATTGCCGTCTGCCGATTCGTCACCAATGAAGCCTTCACCGTCTGCGCTAACCAAAAAACCCATTTTTGCGGCTGATGTGCGAGCAGCAATCAGTTCAGCTTCTTCATAGCCTGAAAGAATCCGCATTCTCGTCATGGCACTGGCAAACCAACTGACGCCTCTGGTTTGTTGCGCTCGGTCTGGTAGGTAAATGTGCAGGATGTCTTCAGCCGGAACTCTTGTCCGCTTGTCGCTTCTTCGTTGTCCAAAGGTATCGAACGGATGGCCTTGGCCTAATTTTAAGTAGTAGGCTTGCGGTGCGTCGAACTCGTCCAACTCAACGCCCATCACCACTCTGCGGCCTCTTGGCTCTGTGGTAAAATATTCTTCATCCAAATAATCCGGCTCTAGCACCTGAAGTGCGAGTCCGTCACGCCAACGCTTCCCACGAACAAAACGAATCAGAATCTCGCCATCGCGACAAAGTCCCTGAATGACCAATCGCTGAATATCTAGCCAAGATTGACGCTGATTTGCTGAACAGGATTTGCCCCAACGTCGAAACGCTCGCTCAATGATTTCATTGCCAGCAGCGTCGAGTTGCCCAACATTCGGCTCGTTGAGATTCCTGGCGCGAGATTGAAGCTGGAAGCCATGCTCACCAATGACGTTAGAACTCATCAGTTGCAGGTAACGTCTGGCGTAATCGTCGTTTCTGCAAAGTTCTCTGGCTCTGTCTCGTAGACGTCTAAGCGAATACTGAAGTTCTGCGTCTGAACTGGTCGTTGAGCCGACAAAATCCGCTAGGAATCTCGAACCAGCCGCTCCGTCATATCGACGTTTTTTCTGAGCTGGACTTGGGTTTTCTGGTGCTGGCCTATGTACTCTATCCGTGAGCCACCACATTGCCTCTTGAATCATCCTGCTCTCCTGAACTCAACCTTCACCAGATTACCAGGACGTTTCCCTGCTCTTGCTCTAGCTTGCTGATTTTCTTTAGCAACCTCTTGTCTGTAGTAGTCGCGCCACTTCATCAGGTCTTGAATTGAAAGCTTGGTCAGTGAGCGGTTACCAATTGAGTATTCTTCAACGTCATTGTCCGCTCGGCCTTCGAGAAGAGATTGAATCTTCTCAAGCATGATTTCTGCGTGAGTTCTGGGATCGTGGTTGACGTCATAGTCATAAGAAATTTCCCAGTGTCCTTCTAAGACTTTGATTTTTTCTGAATCAGAGGTGCGAGTTATCCAGGCTTGCCAATGAACGTGGCCTTGTGGGTAGGTTTGCGTGGTGCTGGAAGAGACTTCGATGAAGTAGGTGCTGTCTGCTTCTGTGGCCTGAATCTTAAACTCAGTCGAAGAGCCACCATGTGAGCGAGCGATATATTCCAGAGAATATGAATCTGGGGGATAGTCTGAAGCGAGATCGTCCTTGCGCCAAAGCCAGCGTTCGCCAGCTACAAGACGGTCAGGTTCTGTTGTGGGATAGTTTGCGCGGTCGAATAGATTGGTTGCCATGCGCTATTGTTAGCGCACTTTGTCAACTCTGTGGTCTGAACTGTCTGAATTTTCCGATTTGTCCGAATGGCTACTGAAGCCTTGCGAACTGGTCGAGGTAGGAAGTGTTTGATTCAATGCGCCAGCGTCCGCCAACCTTAAAGGCTGGAACTAGGCCGCTATTGCAGAATCGAACAGCGGTGCGCTCAGTAACGTCAAGCTCATCCGCCAATTGTTTTGGTGTCAAATATCGGTTCCTTCGGTGTCTCATTCTAAAACCTTTGAATCCAAGATTGTGGTCTTCGTGCAGGTTTCAAAGTTCTTCGTTGTGGTTGAGGTTCAGCTTGGGCAACGCTTTCCTCAACAGTTTCAACTACTTTAGCAGTTCTTTGTAGTCTTTTCCAATCCCGAATGTTTAGCGAAGACAAGGCTGCTAAACTATAAACTAAACAATCCAAGGCTTCGTTTCTTGGTCGAATCTTGATCCATTCGCGTCTTGGAAAGCCTTTGTGGTACTTGGTGACGATTTTCTCAGCGGTTAATTGGGCAAAGTATTCTTCATCTAAGTGTTTTGGAAATCTTAGCGCTTCTGGTCCGCTGGCAATGCGAAGTCTGCCAAAAATCGCTTGTTTGATCGTGTCCACCCCAACCGGAAAGAGTTTGATTCTGCCGGAATTGTTGCGGCTTGGTCTGCCGATTGGTGGCTTGCCTTCACCTCCCACACCTTTGATTGCATAGATTCTGGAAGTGGTTCGGCTTCTGACGAATTCATAAACGGCTTGGGTGTAGTGTCCACCTGAGTCGATACAAGCCGCTTGCACTGGCAACTCATGCCCATCCGCACAACGCCAACGTTCTCTAAGAAGTTTGTCGAGTTGAATCCAAGTTTGTGGCGCGGCTGGGTCAGAGTGCAGAATCTGGTGGTCTAAGACAAAGCCTTCGTTGTCCTTGCCTGTTCCCAAAAAGGTAACTTCTAATCGGTCATCCTGAACGTCCACTCCTGCTGTAATCACCAAAACGTCTGCTGGCGCTGGTGCTTTGAAGACTTCTCGACGGTTGTAAAGTCCGTGTTCGTCTATGGTTTCGCCTTGGTCTTCCCATGTTTCGCCCAAAGACAAATTGACAAAGGTCTGAAGCTGCTGTGCTGAATTTTGGCATTGCAAGAATTCTTGCGCCATTTCAGCAAGCCTAGTCCAAGGTGAGTACAACGCATTAAGCCGAAAACCTGCAATTCCGTTGCAATGACGTTTTGCTTTCCAGCTTCCGGCTCGAACTGCTCTCAACCGCTCGCCTTCAGTCCAGCCTGTTTCGCATTTCTCACAATGCAACTTTGCGTCTGAACCGTCACCTGTCCAACGAACCGAATTCCATTGAAGTGTTTGTTCATGGTCGCAGTGTGGACACTTCACAAAATAAAATCTTTGGTCTGATTCCTCAAACCAACGCTCAATCACCGAAACGCCTTTGACGGTTGGAGTTGAAACCAAAACAATCTTGCGGTTCCAATACGTTGACGTTCTTTTCATTGCCAGCCGCAACGGATCTCCGTCAATCTTTGCCGTGTATGGGTAACGGTCTGTTTCGTCACATAGCAAAATTCTGATTGGCCTTGAAGACAAGCCTGTTGCTGAATTTGCCCCAACCAGTGTCAACTGACCACCAGCAAAACGCTTTTGCAGGATCGTGTCTCTTTGGTTGCCTTTGCTTTCTAGTGTTAGCTGCTTGAGTTCTGGCGTATCTCGCAGCATTGGAAAGATTCTTTCCTTGCTGAAACCTTCAGCAGCATCCACCGTGGGTTGCAAAAAAAGAATCGGGCTGGGGTCAAAGTGGATGAAGTAGCCCAGAGTGTTCAGCAGGATTTCAGATTTGCCACACTGAGCTGAAGACATTAAAACCACAGTGTGAATCAGTGGGTCAGAGATTGCGTCCATGATGCCGCGCTGAAACTCGGCTCGTTCTGTTCGCCACTGGCCTTGCTCGGCTGAAGCTTCACCGGATAACTTGCGGTATTCATCAGCCCATTCGCTGATTGTCAGTTTTGGTGGAGGTTCAAAATACTGAAGAGATTCCTGAAGAACTTGCTGAAGAAGTGCGCTCATGCGTAGGCGTCAAGTGGGACGTCTTTGAATTCTTTCAAAGCTTCTTCCAAGGCATCCGCAATGATGCCTTTGGCTTCTGTCAGAGAGGTTGCTTGCAGAATATCCGGTGCAAGCTTGGTGGGCATGGCGAGAACGCGAGAGCGAAACGCGATAATCTGTGAAACCCAAACATTTTTGACGTTATCGGCTCGCAACAACTCACGCTCAAGCAATTTGCCTTCAAGTTCGGTTTTGTTTGCCTGTGCTTTTGTCAGTCTGGTTTTTTCATACTGGAGGTCATTGCCAACTCGCCTTTTGACGTACCATTCAACACATTGCGGCAAATCATAGACGTTTTCCTTGCCATCTGTGCCTTCGATTGGAAATCCTTCAGTGTGCCATTTTTGGATTGTTCGGGTGTGGACTCCCAAGGCTGAAGCAAGGTCAGCTTGGTTGACTTTCATACGTGCGCCTTCTAAGTGACTGTAAACTCAGTGTTTATTCGGGGACTGAAATACC